GCCCAGAAAGGTGACACTGACGTGTCAGATCGATAATAGCCTCGCGGCTATGACCGAGCAACCCACGCCTTCTTGTAGCCCAGAACAGCATCTCGGGGGTGAACCCCTCCGATGCTGAGAAAGGACGCCTCATTGTAACCGGGTTTTTGACCTAGTCGCTCTGAGGATAGTCCATCTGGTACTCCATAGAGGGCGGTTGCGAGGATGACGTCGGGTTTGAAGTTCTGCCACGCGACCTTACGGAAGCGGGCGGGACGGTAGACACCGACGTATCTGATGCTACTGCGCCAACGGACTTGCCATCGGCTCTCATCGTCGTCGTGAATGACGATGTCCCCGAGGTCTTCAGGACCACGGAGACGTCGAACATCTGAAGGTAAAGCGTCAAGAACGCCAAACCAAGCACGACGAACAATTTGCGCTCGGATCTTTGAGCCCTTTGAAAGGCGTCTAAGACCGTTTGCAAGGGAGATGAGCTGTTGCGGTTCATTCGGTGAATTCTCCATGAAATGGGGTCTAACATCAACCCCCATGAAGTAGTCACCACCACAACTTTCCCTGAAAGGACCATCAACGAAAGATTTCTCCTTGTTGACAGCCATTCCGAAGAAGCTCAGAGCAGCAATCACAGCCTTTGAGTAATCGCTCGGAACGATGAGATCGTCGCCGAAAACGTAGACATTTTGACCCGCGACCAGATTTTGTCCGGTTGGATCTAGTGCCATTATGAGAGCCAAGAAGATCAAGGTCTCAAGCTCAAAGGTGAAACCATTTCCCATGCTACTGAATTTCTCCAGTAGGTACCAAGATCCGCGGAACTCGGTACGCTTAGAACGAAGGTCATTTAAGACTTCGTACCATCTATGGGGAAGCAGCAATTTGACAAGATTGCTACAAATGGTGTCGCTCGCATTGCTGAGGTCTAAGGTCGCAAGATGGCCTCTGATGGAGGCTTCACAGGCAACCCGCCTGTGGATATCCTGCCCTTTCGTCAAGTCGATGCCAGCTCGGGAGAGCCGACGACGAATGACTAACCCGTATCCAAGTTGGTAAAAGACGTTGATCGACGGCTCCACGGCAATGCCGCGGTGCTTGGTCGCGTCTTTTGGGACCGTTGTGAAACGGTTCCCCCGGACAAAGGAAAGACCTCTACCAGACTTCCGCACGGCGCGATGCCATGCGGTGCCTCTCCACTGGAAGTAGAAAGGCCAAGAGTCTGCTGTCAAGTTGGGTTCCGATGACATCTTATCTGGGATCGTCGTGAGACGTCCTCTATCGCCATATGTCGCACCCGGTCCAAACCGACCCTCGACATCGTCGGGGCAAGGACCAAGGATCCGCTCTACAATTTTCCGCGCTCGAGTGATGTACTCGACCACGCCCGGATCTGTGTCTGGCAAGCCAGGACTCAGGTAGGGAAGCAGGCGGAGATTGGTGCGAAAACACTGACCCTCACAAAGCAAGAAGTTCTTTTCCGCCACCGTCTTTCGATCGATGGTCGTGGGTAGTTCTTCAAGCTTACGGAGGATGCTTACAGCGGTGGCGTCACGCCAATAGCTTTCAGCATCGAGGTAGTGTCTGGGATCAACACGCATGGCTGCGATGTGATCCCATCGCCGTTCTTCAAAGTGCTTCGCAGCACTCATCGAAATCGGCGTGGCGAGGTCCACAAAGAGCTGTAGGACCGCTTTCTCCACATGGTGTGGGAGGAAAGTATTTGTCACGTGGGACTCCTCTATGAGGGGATAGGCATCACCACCTATCCAGGAACGACGTTAGGTCGGCGCGTATCCGGCCTGCAGGGACGATTTGATCAGCGAGCTCGCCAACAGATTCACGAATTGGGCGCAAGCCTCATTCGTGTCCGTGTCGAGCATGCTGGCAGGTACGACCATGCTGGCTGTGAGATTCGCGCGCGCCGCGACGTTCACTTTCCCATCCGACCCCGTGGTGAGGGTCGGGTACGTCGCACTGATGTCGAGGCGTCGGGCGGTTTGATCGCCGTTCCACTTCGACTGAATGCGCAATTCCGGCCGTTGGGCCGGCGCCGTACCGATCGTGTTCGACCTCCAAACAGCGGGAGAATTCTCCCCGCCGGAAGCCTGAATGACCGACCAAGTGATATCGGTCGTGTTGTCATTCTTTTTGACGGTGATGTTTGCTGCAGTGGGCATAGGTATGCTCCTGATCGCGAGAGGGGCCTAATGGGCTTCATCGCAGTTGTTGAACCAGTAACGATATGGCGGTTGCCGCACGAACTGGGGAGACGCCTTTCCAAGGGCGCACGCGCAGAGCCGCACCCGACAATGAAGTCGAGCGAGAGCAATACACGTTGGTATAGGTAACACTATACCCGGGATCAGAGTTCCAGAGACCTGAAAACTGACCCACACCGGTGCACAGGATCGAAGTGTAGGGATCGGTGACCGTTAGGCCCCACAAATCGGTGAAGTTGTTGAGGAACTCGCCAACATTCACGAACCAATCTACCACGAAGGAGAATGGTACAAGCTCCCATGCAATTGCAGCCGGGTTTACAAAGCCCAGTTGCGAAGCTAAGTACAAATTCGGATTCGACACCCGAACCGTACAGCCCTGACGACAGTGGTTTTTGAATTGCCACTTAATCGGGGCTCCATGGAGGTCGCCGGCAGTGCCGGTCGACCGCGTCGAAGCTTTACCCACGACCCTTTTTGAGGGTACAGGGGACTGCAACGTTTCCACAGCAGCTCCAATGTCCTTCACCAGTGGTTCCCAGCCAAAGTGGAACTTAAGGAAGTTGTTGCCGAACGCCTTGGCGGTCGGCTTCAGCCCCTTCGGTACCACAGACCCGAGGATTCGGGCCGCCTGGGGGAAGTCGAAGCGGTTTAACGCGCGAACGAACTTCCAAAGAACAATACCGTCTTTTACGACGAGGTTCATGGTTTGGCGATACTCTGCCAGATTCACCGCCCAAAGGCTAGCGTCTCCGATGTCGTCCTTCAACTTGGCGTAAGCTTTGTTGACAGGGCCATCCCATGTTGCGTTAGGAGCGTAGAGAACTGAGGCGACGTCCGCTTTCACGTACGACGCCGGAAATGAAGTCTTCCACGACTTCACCTCGGAGATCCTCGTCTCATAAGGCAACGGAAGGTTGTAAGGCTTCCTCTGTCTATACCAGGTGGAACTCCTGTAGTACCACGTGGGTCGAAACCCCGTGGACGTTTCAGGACCGGCGACAGTTTGGGTCCGTGTGAAGGGACCTGTGGTTGGAGTAACCATCTCTGACCTTTGGAATGGTTAGAAACAGTCCACCTGCTAACCAAGCAGGGCAAACCACATTCTCTCGGTTACTGCCCCCTCGGGTCGAGGGGACACGAGAGAAGATCAAGCCAACACCGCATTTCAGCGGTTCTCCTCATCCTCCCAGCAAGACTGCCTGGAAGAGCGAGAAGGGCTTTCTTCGTCATCACGAGTCCGTTGCTAATGCGGACTCCTGCTCCAAATCTCGAAGCAATGCGATGAACTCGGGCGACAAGTCGTCGCTCCAAATGCTGACCTCACGGCCAGCGGACACTCTCTTCTCAGAGGGTGCCAAGTCAAAACAGAGCTCGAGGCCCGGATACAGCATGGTAAAACTCCATGTAGCTGACGAAGTAGAAGAGACCCCGTGAGG